ATACATGAATACCGTTAAAGTTAACTTCTCTTATAATGCAAAGTACGGTGATTACCACGGAAGCTTTGCAGGAATGGATTTTGTGACCAAAGGTCCTAAACTACTAGGTTCTTATAGATGATTGAAATTCTTCAAGAAATAACTGACTGGGGCGATGCTCCAGTTGCAAATGGCCAATATCATGTCAATGGGCTTGGTCAATTAGTTGCTTATCAAGCACTAAACGGAGAGTTGAAAACATTCAAATCTCCAATGAAACAATTTTCTAAGGCAAGAAGAAAGTTTAAAAAGGTAGGTGAATACAATGCGTAATGCAATCTTTACAGTAATTTTTATATGCCTAGTTGGTGCTGGATTCTATATGGGACTAAGTTCTGTTGCATCTATGCCTGATGTGCATATCAGTCACTCAACAGGCGAATGTGTAAAAGTTATTAATTATGATGAGCGTTTTGATTACACTTGCGAATCTCTACCTGAAAAATATAATCACATCTGGGTAAAATGAATATATTTGTACTTGACGAAAATCCAATTATTGCTGCACAAATGTGTTGCGATAAACATATACCCAAAATGATTGTTGAGAGTGCTCAAATGCTTTCAACAGTACACCGAATGCTCGATGGTATACCAGAAAAAAGACCATCACGTTCAGGTAAAACTATACAAACGTACTACTCTTTTGGTGACGAAAGAGATGACATGTACTATTTAGCTGTTCATAAATTCCACCCTTGTACAACGTGGACTGCAGAAAGTAAGACTAATTATGAATGGCATTACGAACACTTTCGTGGCCTAGCTAACGAATACGAATATCGTAGAAATAAAATACATGCAACGTGGAACAAACTTGGCATCATGCTAAGTAAGCCACCTAAAAATATACCAGACATTGGGCTCACTGAATTTGCACAAGCAATGAGCCATTATCCTGACTGTAAAGTTGAAGGCGACCCAGTTCAGGCATACAGAAACTATTACCATGCCGCAAAACCTTTTGCGAAATGGGATTGGGGTCGACCAGCACCTAGCTGGTGGCGCGGATATGAAGGTTACGATGGTCATTTACCATACGCAACACTCAACGAAGCGTCGTAATAGAAATATTGTTTATTATAACTATATTAAGGAGGCACTAATGGCAATGAACCAAGATATGGTTAAAACTTTAATGAAGGAATGTACCGACGGTAGTTTAGATACTGAAACGGTATTATATGCTGCTCTAAGTAAGCTTGATGAACTAGGTGAAAATTTAGTTTATGATTTAGCTATCGAGCAGAAATTTATTTCTACAGAAGATTTTGTTCCTGATGCAGATGAAACAGATATAATCGAAAAAGAAATAGATGAAGATGTTGAACTAACAGCTCAACAAAAAATTATTGAAAAAGTTTTAGCAAGATACGGGGATGTCTAAGTGGATACAACTCAATTTATCATAACATCAATAGTTTTTACCATTGCTGGTTATTTGATGGCAAAGACTGATAAAAGTAAAGCCTCACTTTCAGAAACTAAACGCATTACTCAAGAAACAATTAATACCCTTATTGATATGGGCTACGTTAAAACTCGTGGCACAGGAGCAGAGCAGGAATTAGTTCGTTACGACGAAGAATAAACTTGCCCCGTTCGTCTAGTGGTTAGGACACCGGGTTTTCATCTCGGCAACAGGAGTTCGACTCTCCTACGGGGTACCAACACTTTATATTATGGAAAAATTTATACAACTTTTAAGAGAAATAGTTTGGTGTTTAACTGGACTAGGTGTATTAGCTATGATTATATTATGGACCGAAGGTGCTTTTGCTAATACATGTTTTAAGTTACTTATGGCAGCTCTGTGAAAACTGAAACTAAACGTATTCATAAAGAAACAGCAACACAAATTGCAACTGGTTTAGCTGTAAACTATCCACTCAATTTGTTCTTGCTCTGGATTTATATTGAGAAACTCGGTATAACAGACCCAATCAAATTGGGTACTTTAGTTACTCTTGTAATGACAGTCGTAGCATACACTAGAATATTTCTTTTACGCTCATACTTTTCTAAGAAGTATAGTAAATGAAAATAGGAACTCGTAAATCAGACTTAGCGATCGCCTATACAAACAAAGCTTTAAAACATTTAGAGCTTGATTTAGATATCGTACATATCGATTCAACAGCCGACCTTAATCCTACAACATCCATTGAAGAAATGGGTGGCAAAGGAGTATTTACAAAAGAGATAGAACAATCACTTATAGATGGTGACATCGATATTGCTTGTCATGCGTTTAAAGATTTGACTCGTGATAATGATGATAAATTAGAAATCGCCTGTGTATTACCAAGAGCAGATTTTAGAGATGCACTCATTGGTAATCATATTAATCCAAGAACAATTGGCACAAGTAGTCCTCGCAGAATTTGGCAATTAAAAGAATTATATCCTGGTGCAGAAATTGTTCCTATTCGTGGTAATATAGATACTCGAATTGCTAAACAAGAAAATGGCGAATATGATGCTATTGTTTTAGCAAAAGCAGGACTTGATGCGATGGGAATTACTATTAAAGCAAGTCGTATATTTGGTACTGCTGACATGATGCCTGCACCTGGTCAAGGTGTAATTGCTTTACAAACTCGTAAGGGCGATCAAAGTATTAAACAAATACAAAACAAAAATGATATGGAAACGTGGTATTGTTGTATGGCAGAAAAAGAAATGCTTAAAACAATAAACGGAGATTGTCAAACACCGATTGGTGCATTAACCTATATTGACGGAGAGAATATCAGAATGGTAGCTAAAAACTTTGAGAATGGTAAATTAGCCTATGAAGAAGGTCATCTAGATTCATTTAAGACCATTGGAATCCGAGTCGGTATGTCACTATTATAAAAAAGGGCCATGACTGGCCCTCTTCTATTTAATTCTAGTAATTACTTTTCAGTAACAAACTCATTTAATTTTCGAGCAAGACTAATAACAGCTGCTGCTGATATTTTCTTTACTGGAATTGGTTTGATATCTTCTGGATTATTCATGTTATGCTCTTGCACAGCTTGAATTTCTCTTTCGATATTACTGTACAGAATTCCTTCTGCTTGACTTAATAGATTTGCTCTGATTTCAAAGCCTGTTAAATTTGACATATTTTTCTCCTGTGTGTGTATGTGTGTCATGTACATTGCTGTACCTATTATTTATAACAAATTCCAGACAAAAAAAGAGGAGCCCGAAGGCTCCTCCCAAAGATACTACTAATTTATTATTAGAATAAGTTAGTTACACGTACTCTTCTGTAGTACTTGTTAGTATCGTTAGTTAATGCACCAAGACCTTGGCTAGATACATCACCCTGTGCAAATGGATTAGCAACCATTCCATAACGAGTTTTGAACCCGATTTTTGGTTGGAAGCTATTCTCACCAACAGCACGTACCATTTGTAATGGAACGTATGGGCAATAGAATAAACCAGCGTCAAAAGCGCTTGAACCTTTGTAGCCAACTACTAAGTAGTTTGAGCCAGCAAATGGGTCGATATATACTCTGAATCTTCCGTTAAGAACACCAGCAAAAGTATTACCTGTGTCATCAACTTCTAAAGAGTTAGAGTTAAGAGCAGGAGCGTAGTCAAGTACACCAGCCATTTGTAAAGCAGAAGCAACGTCTGAAGAACAAATAACGATGTTACCTTTCCCTCTACGAGTTCCCTTTGCAATAGCGTTAGCTTCTTGTTCAACTTGGAACATTAAGCCTTTGAACTTCTCTACAGACCATCTACCATTCGCATCAACGTCTAAGTCAAATACGCCTGCGTTTGCAGTGCCAGGAGCACCAACTTCTGCAGTGTTATGGATAGTTCTAACAACTTCACGGTTGATTTCTGTTAAGATTTCAGTTTGAAGAATGTTAGCAAGTTCTGTTTCAGCGTCTAAGCCGTGAACAGCTCTTAGGTCCTGAGCAAGCTCAGTTGTGTATTCAGCTTTTAAAGCTCTTGTCTTCGCAGCCACTGTAACTTTCTCAATTGAGAATGCCATTTCAGCGTATGCGTCACCAACACCATCTCCTAAAGCTTCACCAGCGCCTGTGTCAAGACCTGTACCAGTCGTGATAAGTGCTGTGTTAGCATTTGTCAATGTGTTTGCGTGTGTACCAGTACCAGAGAAGTCTGTATCAGCTTCGTTATAGAAAGCTTCGTCTCCGCCCTGTGAACCGTATCTAGCTCTCATCGCAAAGATAAGACCTGTAGGACCAGTCATAGGCTGGACACCACAGATGTCGTATGCGATTAAGTTAGGTACTGCTCTACGTACTAGTGAAATCAAGATAGGGTCATAACCAGCTGTTGGACCAGCTGCTGCATTACCTGGAGATACAGTTGCAGAGAAACCACCTGTGCCAGCATCGTTAGTTGGTGCTGCTTCTGAAAGTAGTGATGTCATGTTTGCAGACAAGTCACCTGTTTCTGAAAGTGCTCTTTCTGTATTCTCAAGGATAGTAGCGGTTACTGCCTTCTTGTGTGAGTCAGTAATTGGAGAAAAAGATTCGTGCTCTAGGATAGGGCCCCACTTTTCTACCAATGCTTGATAATTACTCATAGTAATTCTCCCTTTTTTAGTTAATATTAAATTACTTAAAAACCAATTTAATTATTCTTATTGCTTTTTATTCTTAGCATTGAATGCTTCAACTAGAGCGTTAATAGAAGAGTAATCAGAAGTTGGTTTAATGACTTCCTGTTCTTCTAGAATAATTTCGTCTTCTTCGACATCCTCTACTTTAGGTGTGGCAACTTTGCCTTCGCTAAAGAAGGATTCCTTGATTACTGAAAGATTTGAAGTATAATCTTCGATGTCTTCCACGTCAAGCTTTTCAGAAAGTACTTTAAAACGCTCTACCTGATTTTCAGATAAGCCTTCTGTCATACTCTCAAATACTTTTTCTGCTTTCATAGATGAGATAGCAGCTTTAAGCTCAATGTTCTCATTTACGAGACCATTACTACCTTCTTCTAATTCAGCAACTTGTTTTTCTAAACTGTCAACTACATCAAAAGTGTCTTCGTCAATCTCGATGTTGTGCTCGTTGAATAGGTCTTTAAGACCACCGAGTAAAGATTCAGCCATTTCAACTTTAATTCCAGCTTCAACAGCAATCTTGTTCTCTTCCATCCACTCACCAACAACGTAGTCAAGATACTTGTCTACATTTTCGACAACGTCTTTCATACGATTTTCGATAGCTTCTGATAATTCAGTTTCTAACTTTTCTTCTAGCTCTTCTTTTAAAGACTCAGTCTTTGTTGCAACTTCTTCGTTAACAGCTGCTTCGAATACTAGCTTAATATTGTTCTTAAATTCATCTGAAAGATCGGTACCTTCAAAAATTGATTCGATTGAAGATTCAACCTCAACAACTTCTTCTACAACTTCTTCCGCAACTTCTGTTTCTTCAGCAGTTGGTACTTTCTCACCGGCTTTTTCTTGGCCAGGAGTCTTTACATCTGATTTTTTGACTTCGACTTCGCCTTTTGAAGACTTCTTCTCTTTATTGTCACCACCTTCTGGAGTTACAGGTTGTGGTACTTCAGAGTAGCCGTCATCAGCAACGAATTTTTTCTTGTCGTCTGCCATAATTTTCTCCTTTTAATACTTGTTTAAATACAAATTAAATCTGATAGTAATATTTATTACTTTATTTATTTCCCAAAGAACGAACAAATGCTTCAAGCATTTTTGCCGCCGTTGCTTCGTCAATTGTTCGCACTACACGATTAACCTTTTTCTCTACTTCTTCAACAATTTCTTCGATGACTTCAGCTACTTCCTGAGGCCTCCAAGATGAAGATGCAATATCGTAATAATACTCTCTGTTCTCCATAATGCCATTCACAAACGCATTAGGAGCTGATGGGTCGGTTACAATATCCACTGTTGCCAAATGAAAGTCTTTTTGAACTTCCATTACACCATCTTTCAATTGTTTAACCGAACCTAACCCTCTTGTTGAAACGCCAATTTTAACACCTTCATCAAGTAGAGATTTTACAATCTCTCCCATAGGTGTTGATAAGATTTTTGCTTTACCGTAAAAATCATTACCTTCGCGTCTCATTGATGTAATTAAGTGTGAAACTCTGTCACCATTAATTGTTGGACCGTCTGGATGTCCCAGTTCTCCAAGTGCGCGTTTATTTTTGATAAATTCTGTATCATAACGCTTCATCTCTTTTTCAAGAGTTTCGCTTGGATATGTTCGTCCATTTCTATTTTTAATGTCACCTTGCATGAAGATACCTTCGATAAAGTGGGACTTAGTTCCGTCCTCTTTAGCCTCGGTAATTACTTCAAGGTTTTCATTTAGTTCTGTAATAAGTTTCATATTATCACCTTAATTAAATATCTTTAATCTATTTATTAACTTATGGTACACCATTAGCGTTTTTATTGTCGTAGAAGTTTTTGTTCAACTCTCCACGTTCAACAGTTTCCCCTGCTTTTCTTACTCTAACGTAAGTATACTGAGCGTTTCCGCCAGTTGGAGTAAATGTTCTAACTCCTGCAGTTGTGGTTCCGTTTGCATCACTATATGTATTAGATGCAGTTGCGGTATTTTCATATTCCCAAATACCGTTTGAACCTGGGACGCTAACCCATGCCATAATTAAATTCCCGCTTTAGTAGCGAATTTTAGGATTTCATTGAATCCTTTTTTGTCTGTGTGTAACTGGTCTTCCATCTCTTTCTTATTTTTTGGATTTAATCCATTGAGCATTCCATTTAGATGTTCTGCATCTGAATGGTCAAGTTTAACAACTTCACCGCTCTTAAGTTTGAGACTGCCAGGTTTAAAATTTGCTTCGTTTACCTCTTCTGACATCTCATATCCAACTTCCTTAGCAAGGTTTGGATGGATATCAGCTGCGTCGTCTTTGTCTCCATCATAATGGAATACAGCAAATTTCCAAACATCCTTAGCATCACCACTTACGAAAGCCATGTCATCACCATGCATTGAGATTTTTACATTAAATCTTTTTTCGTGAGATTCTTTCGTTTTGTCGTCGCCGATATAATCAACGTCGATTTTAGCTTCGCTTAATAAGAATGCTTCTGTAATTGTTTTTGTTTCTTCGATACCTTCATACATGCTATTCATGATGTTGTCAACTTCAGTTTCATCTGGGACTGTAATGTCATCGTCGTTATCAACACCTAAATCGTCGTCTTGTTCAATATCTTTCTTAACAACTTCTGAACCTTTAGCATATGCATATAATGATTTAACATTACCAAATACTTGTGCTAATTTATTCTGCCACCATTCTTCTGGGTCCATATCTTCAGCACCAAGATATTCCATAATCTCTTCAGATGCATAACAGATAAAGTGTAATTGCTTCATCATCATAGATACTTCTTCTTGGGGACTCTCAAGAAGGTCTTCTGTATCAGATACTTTTTCAATTAGTCCTTTAAAAGTTAATTTTGTTTCGTCGATATTACGAGGCATCTTAAATGGTTTAGCTTTAGCTGCAGCTCCACCATCATACTTTTTCTCGTCGTCACCAGCTTTGGTATCTGCTGGGCGCTCTTTTTTCGTTACGCCTTTAATTTCACCAGTATGAACATAATCAGGAGCAACGGGGTGCTTGATTAATTCAATCTTATGCTGGTCTTTAAAAGCTTTCTCTTCTGGCGACTTTGGTTGTGCCACTTCAGAGAGGAGGTCTTTAAAGTTCTTCATATTTAGTCCCTATTTAATTTAATTCGTTATAATTTATTTATTTCAAAAAGGATTCTCGTCTGCGCCTTCATCGTCGATAGGCTCTTCTGCCTTTTCTTTTTCAATTTGGTCATTCATCTCGCTAAACTCTTCTTCGCTTAGCTGCAATATGTTACGAATAACCCATTCTCTAGAATAATATTTTCCAATTTGGTCTTCGATATCTCTTAGTGTACTCATACGTTCACGTAGTATCTCAGACTGTTTCAATTCGTCGTAATAATTATCCTTAGCAAATTCATATCGTATATCGTTACGAATTGCATCAAATTCATCAGGGGTTAAAATACCCTTGAGAATAAGCTGTTTTTCTAAGATAATATTAAATAACCAAGAAAAACGCGTTCTAATTCTTTTGATGAACTTACCAAATTTTAGTTCATCTCTTGTTATTTCTGAAGTTCTACCAAATGATGCCTGTGTTTCAGGCTCCAAACGTGTTAAAGGTACTTTCAACGCTTTATATAGTTTACGTTGGAAGTACAACATGTTTGTATCATCACTTAAGCCTTGAGCACTGCCTCCAGCTAGTGTATCAACTTCAGTTGTTCGTTCACCACCTCTACGTGGGAACCAAAAATCTTCAGTCATTGTCAACATTTTACGTGAGTCACTAATTTCACCAGTTGACGAATTATATTGTAACTTATTCTTATGTCGAGTCATCATATCTCTTAGATACTGCTCGGCCTTATTCTTAGGCAAGTTACCTACATCAATATAAAAAATTCTTCTTTCGGGTGCTCTTGTTAATGTGTAAATAACAGTCGCATCTTCTAACATACGAAGTTGGTTTAACGGCTTTATCGCTGGATGTAAATGAGATAATACTAAACTGTTATTCTCATTCATTAAACCCGATGTTACTCGAGCTATACTGTCTTTAGCGATTCTAAAACCTACCGTGCTTCCTGAAGCACTAGTTGCACCAAATCCATTGTCTGAGTACATATAATACTCATTTTTAATCTTTTTAGTAGGATATCCACTATGTGGGTCCTTACTCTTCTTGTCAACTTCTCGTATTAATTTTAATTTACGAGGGTCGCAATAACGAAGTTCTTGTATACCCTTTTTAATATTCTTAGGGTCAATTATAATATGGTAGTTTAATCTACCATCAACGTAGAATTTGTGAAACATATCGTAACCATTGTTTGCCATATCTAGCATAGCAACGATATTACCAAATTCTTCTACGATGCGATTTTTTACTTTATCTGGTAAATCAGTTTCACCAAGAGTAATCTCTACAACGCTTTCGTCCATTTCTACTGATATCGCTTCGTTAACGACATCATCTACAGCCTGAGCAATTTCAGGTTGCATAGCCATATTACGATATTTTGTGATAAGCTCAGATTCCGACTTAGCGGAACCTTCCATATCCAATATCGTACTATAAAAACCACCAAGGGAATTACTAGAAACAGTAATTGCCCCATCATCATTTTGAGGTGCCACAAATGAAACTAAATCTTTATTCGTATCATCTTGTGGCCTCGTTATTTCAAAGCCAAAAATTTTCATGTTATATACCTAAATTAGGTTGTTGGGATTCCAGTTGAACCTTCAACACGCCAGAAGTCATAGCTGAACGTTACCGTAAATTCTTCGATAGTGTCAACTGTTGACCAATCCATAGTGATTTGGTCTACCTGGGTTGGATACATCCCTTCAAAGACGTATGTTCTAATTGCGTCTCCATCTTTACTATATTGTGTAATAATACCATTTGATTTATAGTCTTGCGGAAGTGCACGTAGGTTACTATCGTGAGTATTGATAGCGTTCATCCACGCTTCCATTCCGTTTCTTACTATAAAGTCTTCGTCGTTTATAATTGTTACAGTCCAATCTGCAAATGTTCTATCACCTGCATACTTAATCTGACGACCGAAGTAGTTAGTGTTAAAGGACCCTACGGTAGATGCTGGAATACCAGCTGCTCTACACATAAATGGAACTTTAAAATCTGCTTCTGGGGCGACAGGGTTAAGGATTTGAACTTGGAACAGACTAGGACGTGCACCACCACCAACTAGTTGTGATTTAAATTCATTAATATTAAATGCCATGTTCGTATTCTCCTTTTATACTATTTATTAACCGATTGAGCCAACAATTTCTTCAAACTCAATTCCGCTTCGTGTCGCCACAAAGGTTAACTCAATAACGTTGATTGACCTTGCAGGTTTAATAAAGATATTAGCTTTAAATTTACCTTGGTCAACAACTGCAGGTGTATTTACTGATGCATCAGCTATTACTCTGAAATCAATAATTCCTCTACGCCCTTGAATTTCTCTTAAGAAAGGTTCGACGATATTCTTAAACTGTGTTTGAGAAAACTCGTCATTCAGTTCAAATAAGAATGATTGAGCTGCATTTGCGATCGCCTTTTCAACAGAGATAAACAATCTACGAACATTCAGTCTGTCAAATGCGCTTGGTAAACCTAATCCAGTCTTATCACCAAATAGTACAATACCTTGTCCTACTTGACTCATTACTGGGTTAATATCTTTGCTGTATAATTGGTCACGTTGAGCTTTATTAGGGTTAAACGCGAGTTTAACAACATTCTTAATTACGCCCTTACGGAAGCCTGCTGGAGATTCAAAAGGTTCAACTCTTGAAGCAAGTCCTGCAGTATCACCATTTAATGGTACATATCTGTATACATCGTTGTACTTGTCATATCTGTACTTATATCCAGAATCCATAAAGAAGTATGAACTATTTTGTAAAGCGTTTCTGTATGCAATTACATTAGATAGTTTTGTATTTGTTTTGTTTTCGTCAACAACAGCTTCCTTAGAAGGTGAGATGAAAGCAACAGCGTCTTTTCTATAATCTGCAATATTACTAATAATGTAATTTGCAAGATTACCAGAGTTATCACCCTTACCTTGTAATACGAAAGAAACATCAATTTCATTTGAGTTCTTAAATAAATCGTATCCACCTGCTAAAGGCCCGAGAGTTGTAGCAGATTCAGAAGTACCATCGGTACCTAGTGCTAAACTTTCGTATGTGCTTGATTGTGCTGATGCTTCAAAATGTGTTGTATTAGCAACTTCTACCCAACTTGATTTATTTAAAATTACATCTTTATAGTAGTTTGTTGAACCATCAGAAAGTTTTGCAGTTGAAGTTGTTGAAACATCTTCGTATAACTCTAATGCTGCGCCTGTTTCACCTGAAATATCTCCATCTTCATCAATTACGATAACATGATAGTTACCAGATTGTGGAGCTCTACCAAATAAGCTGTGGTATTTCCATTTGCGGTTAAGTGATAATTTGTTTAAATCACTTTCTGCTAATCTGTATGAATTACCTAAACCGATTGTATATTGATGTGATACAATTAGTGAAGTATTTGCTGTAGGTGTACCATCAGATGCAAGAGTTGCTTCAGTAAAACTTGTTACTGGAATATCTTGATATCCAACAGAATCATTACCGATTGTGATGATATCATCAACTTCAAATTCGTTAGAATCTAAAGCACTTGCAGGTACTACTTCAAATACAACTTGTGTTGCGTTAAAATCTAATGTTTGTGAAATTTGTGTGTTACCTGTTAATTTACTAGCAGATACGTCTCCAACAGCAATTACATCAGATTCGAATTTATCAGACTTAACATATCCAACTTCTAAAGAGTTACCTAGAGCTCCTGGATATTTTGCGTCGAATGCGCCGAATGTATGTAATTGTGTATTTGCACTTGATGTATCTGATGCCGATGCTTTAACAGCACCATTGTCTACTCTAGCTACGTAAAGAGCATTAGCATATGAAAGGTAATCTGCTGCTACAAAGAATGTTTCGTAGTTATCGTTGGTTGGTGTACCAAATCTTGCTACTAACTCATTCTCTGAAGAAACAAGAACTGTTTCGCCTACCGGACCCCATCTAAAAACACCTGCAATAGCGGCAGGTGGCGTTGCGATGGCAGGAACCGCTGCTGATGCGTCCACTTCACGAACTATTACCGAAGGACTTACGGAAAAAGCCATATTATTTCTCCTTTAAAATTATCTATTTAAAATCTTAGTCTAAAAATTAGTTATCACTGTTATTATTTATAATATTTAGCATTTATCAGATTTGCCATGATTCTCTTACGAGGTCAAAACCATCATCGTCAGGAATATCTCCTCCATCATCAATAAAACCAAATGGTAACAAATCTTGCTCTATTTGTTCCTCTGTTTTCTGTCTTAAACGCATCATTGTATTAATATCAGTAAGGTCTTTAAAAAACGTTTGGTCTGTTAACCATGAAAAGATAACTAAATTCATTACCAAATCATCGTGTGCTCCAGATTCTGCTTCGTAAGAAGACCCTCTTTTACTAAATCGTGATAACTCTTGTATTGTGTTATAATCCTGTAAAATAAGCTGATTTTGTTCAATCAGCAATTTTAATATAGAACAACCGATACTTTTAACACTTTTTGTTGTTCTTATTCCATTATCTACTCTTTTTCCAAACCCGCTTGAAATTCTTTTTCCAGACCTTCCAGCATTTTCAGTATAAAGAAGATTCTCATACCCATAGTCCATTAAGAGTACATCAGATACTTGTTCACCGATATCGTTGATTTCGATAAGTATTGCACTCTCATTGTACATTAATCCTATTCTATATATAATAGCTGCGAAATCCACCGGACTTACAGTGTTATCTCTATAGGTACAAACCTGTTTATAAGGCATTTTTGTGATATCTATTACATTAAATGTACTATAATCTAATCCTTTACCACGAGATACGTCAACTGTCATAACATAAGTATGACCTTCTTTTGCAGCTTGATACTGTGTTATTCCCTCACCCTCTTGTATTGGTCGAGAATAAGCTAATTCTTTTAATTTGGAACCATCAATAAGAGTTCCTGAGCTACCTAAAAATTGGCAGCAATATTCTTGGTTAAATTTTTCTTGGTCAAAATCTAATGCTTCAAGTGTTTCATTTTTCCATTTTTCATCACGGCCAGGAACATCGGTCCACATAACTTCAACAAACTCATAACCATTGGTGCCTTCTCTTGCACCTTTACATGTTTTCCAAAAATGATTTAAACCATTAGGTGTTGATGTCATTAATAACTTGGTTGTTTGACCAGATGATATTGTTGGATAAACTGAAGCAAAGAATTCATCAAATCCTTCAATAAACGCAACCTCGTCCAAATACAGGAATGAGATTGATTTACCACGAATAGCACTTGATGTCGTAGTACCAGCATAAATCTTACATCCATTTTCTAAAGATATATTACCTTTGTTCCATTCTTCAATGCCTTGCTGCATCCATTTAGGTAATGCTTCATAAGCAAGTTGTACTCTACCTAATACTTCACGAGCTGCATCTCCTTTATTAGCAAGAATTGCAACTGTTTTAAATTCGTTAAAAAGAATATAATGAAGAATTACAGCCACTGCTGTAGTTGTTTTACCACTCTGGCGAGCAGTTAATACAGCAACACGACGACTCTTTGTAATCTTTTCTGTTATCTCTTTTTGATAATCATACATGTCAAGTGGAACAAATCCTTTGTCCACATGTACAATCTTAATATACTTTTGTGCAAAATATATTGGGTCCTCGGCGCATTTCATATACTCCTTAATTTGCTCAGGTGTATACTCAATTTGCTCGTTAGAACGTTTGAGATAAGTATTTCCTAAATAACCGTTAGTCACCTTCGCCCT